AAAAAAGAAATAGGGTGCGGCCCCGAATAACAAGTCAACGATAAGACACCGCAAAACGGAACCGCACCCAGAACTATGCAAACGAATGCCAAAATAACTAAGAGTGGCTACTCTGTCAACAAGAGAGTAAGATCTTTCTGTGGATAAAGAATCTTACAAGGCCTACTTACATACCCCTTACTGGAGGGAAGTAAGCCGACTTGTGAAGAAGCGGTTCGGGTGGAGGTGTGGGGTTTGCAATAGCCCGCTAGAACTTCAGGCCCACCACCGCACCTACGAACACCGAGGGGACGAATTTAACCATCTGGATGATCTGATCTGCCTGTGCAAGATCTGCCACAAATTGTTCCACAAGGAACAGAAGAAGGCCCGCAAACCACAGAGGGCGCGGAAACGAAAAGTCCCCACGCCCCCGAAATATTAATATTTGACGCATATTGAACAACGGCTAGGTTTAAGTGTCAATATATAATCATATGATCGATACATCTATTCTACCTACTGAAATTCAAGAAAACCCCGAAATCACCATTGGCGAACTGGCCATAAAACACGGATCAAGCTACCATGCCATGGCTTCGGCGTTGAAGCGTACAGGCATTCGGGCGAGGCGCAAGAAGACCACCAAGAGGCGTCTGTCCAACGGGGGAAGGGCGTTCAAGGTTCTGGGGTTCATTATGAACAACCCCGAAACCAACTTCACTGCTGTTGCCGAGGTATTCAATTGTACCCGCGAGTATGTGAGCCAGATTGAGGCCATTGCCCGTCAAGAAGGGATCATTAAATGAGCGATACACCCGAAACGGACGCATTTATTGACAGTCTACATGATGACTGGGATGTAGAGTTTGCCAACCTAACAGCACACGCTTGCAAGCTGGAGCGCGAACGCAATCAATCGCGCAAAGAGTTGGAAAAATTGAAAAAAGAGTTATACAACGCCAACAAAGGTGAGGATCGTTGGTTTAACTGTTCTCAAAAACTAGCTCGTTTTATTTATGAGTCTGGAATTCATCCGAAAACATTTGGAGAAAAAGATCGCGAGAAAAAAGCATTTTATGATTACGGGGAACTTGTCCTAAGTTATTTAGAAGGGAAAAAACATTTCAATGACTGTTGGACGAGTATATAGCAATATCAACCCCGTCCATGCGGATGTGTTTGAGGTGTTGCTACAGCAGAAAGAAAGGCAACTGGAGAAGGCCCGCCAAGCACTGATGATGTGCATCGCCCCCGATCCCGAATCCGAAAGACTTAAAGAGGAAGTATTGCTTGAGCAATGAAAGAAATACCAGCGGGCTATGTGGAAGTAAGCAAAGGAGTCTATGAGCGAATCGACACAATCCAACGAGCCTTTCTTAACCGTAAGAGTGCCAGCAGTAACGCCAAGCCTAAACGCGCTGTTCGCAATGAACCACTGGCGAAGAGCGGCGGCAAAAAAGAAGATACAGGACGCATTCACATCCGCCTTACGGCAAGAAGGAAACGACTTATTGACCCAGACAATCTCGTTTTCAAATACTTCATTGACTGCCTCCGCTATGCTGGAGCAATTCCAGATGACCGTGCGGAAGATGTCACTATTGAAACTAAACAAGAAAAAACTCGTCAAAAAGAAGAGACGATTATAGAGTTGTTCCGTGAATCAAAAGCAGTTTGATGATGATCTAAAAGTCGCCTACGATGATACGGGTGTTCTGATGCCATTTCCAGAGCAAGAAGAAGGATTTTGCGACAATCCTATTAGACGATTATTTGAACAAGTTGAGGAAACCGATGTCGAAGAAGACTAATGGATCAGGCAACCATCAACTTTCTTGGGCGGGCTATCCTTAAATACCGCCAGTTCAAACTTTCGTTTGTTCCCCAGAAATACCTCATTACAGGCAAGGCTACCTCTGTAGGGTGGGCAGATGACAAAGAGCTACGCATAGCCACCAAACGCTCGCTCTCCACATGGCTGGATGTCTTTGTCCATGAGACCTGTCATCTAGATCAGCAGCTTCAAAGACCAAAGTGGCACGATGTCAGAGAGGATGCCCTTGGCAAACTGGATGAATGGCTTGCTGGTAAGAAAGTAGACTATGTGGATAAGTATATCCGACTCGTTGTTGAACTGGAATGGGATTGTGAAAAGCGATCAGTAAGAAAGCTTGCCCGCAATAAACTACCCGTAGATCTTAAACGCTATGCCCAGATGGCCAACGCCTACATCTTGGGCTACCACTGGATGTTCAACAATCGCAAGTGGTGCAAGAAAAGTTACGAGACTACTCGTATCTGGACACAGATGCCCGAAAAGATCATCCCATTAAACACCGCGCTGTTCCCGCCAGCCAAACTCACCGACCCCTACTATGATTGACCTACTCAACGGAAGTAATGGAAAAGACCACATCCCGTGTCCTTCCTGCTCGCAGATTGATGAAATCAAACAACTACTTGCTGAATATCAGACCTTTGAGGGAGAAAGCCCGATTATCTCAATTGATCTACTAATTTCGGAAGTCAAGATGTGGAGGAGTAAAGAAGCTTACGAGCGCAAACTTAAGTCCACCATGATTTCCTCCATGGTTAAGAAGCTAGAAAATAAAGGATTCCAAGTTGATGAAAACAATTGAAGACAAGTGGGTTGCAAGATTTATCAAGTTGGCTGAAGAAGTCTCCACATGGAGCAAAGACCCCTCCTCACAAGTGGGAGCGGTCATCGTCCGACCAGACCGAACCATAGCATCTGTGGGATTTAATGGATTTCCTAGAGGGGTAGAGGACTGCCATGAACGTATCACAAATCGCGATACCAAACTCCTCTATACTATCCACGCCGAGATGAATGCCATCCTATCAGCCAAAGAACCACTTAAAGGCTACTCTCTTTTTGTTTGGCCCTTCCAACCATGTGCCCATTGTGCGGCGTCCATCATTCAATCGGGAATCAAGGATGTGTATTGCCCGTTCAATGCCCATCTGGATAGCTACGAGCGTTGGGCCGACTCCTTCAAAGCCGCCCTTCAGATGTTTGACGAGGCTGGAGTTAGGGTTATTTTCTCTTGACATTGAACGATTCCCGATATTAAGTGTCTTACTTAACTATGAGCAATGGGCTTACAAAAGTCTTTGAATGGTTTAGCGGATGGAGAGAATACTCTCAATTTGAGCATGACCATGAGGGCTATATTACTGTTGAGCGGGTTGGAGAATATGGATCTGCAATGTTTCTTTGGAGGGTTGACAAAGATCCCGTCCACCTCGATTGTATGTATATGGACGGAAAAACTTTTGTCCGATTCAGCAATAACTATCATTAATCTATGGAAGAAAATAAAAACCAACAACGACTACAAATCGCCACGCAAATTGCCCAAGGGCTTCTTGCTTCACAAAATCCCGAAAAAGGATGGAACCTTGATACTCTATCTATTCTAGCGCTTAAAATTGCAGACAATCTTGTGCATTTTAACGAAATGGAAAAGCTCCCAGAGCTTATTACTGCTGGTAAAAAAGAAGAGTAATTTATGAGCGAAGAAACAAAACAGGAAAAACCATCCGAAGAGCTTACTAAGCGCGTTAACGGTGCTTATGTAGCCAAGGATTACACGCTACTCAATGGCGGCACCGACAACATCGTAATGATTCAAGGAGAGCGCGAAGGCGTTGATCCTGTGGACGTTCTCCTTACCTACGAGGGCATGGAAGAAATTGTGGCATCTCTCAAGGAGTCTGCCACCCCGAAACAAGAAGAGGTCAAAGAAGAGTCTTCTGATGACTAGCATATGGCTGATTGGGGCCGTAGGTATCTGCTATGGTATTGTTTCTCTGGAACAGGCTGTGCGCGGAAACTACGCCCTGTCGGTTATCTGGGGGGGATATTGTTTTTCCCAGTGGGGACTTTTATGGGTGACCCTTTATGGGGTAAAATAGCTGACGACATCTTGACTGATGGTTGACTCATTCGTGGGTATTGCTTTTTGGGGAGCCATGCTTGTTGTGGCGCTTAAAGCCATCAAAGACTGCATTAAGCCCGAATAACAATGAAAATAACCACCGTTGTCGCGCTATCTATCCTGTCTATGATTTTCTGGGGCACATTTTCTTATGGCGTATATGCTCTCCTCTGCTGGAAATAAACTAGAAAAATGGATCAAAACCCGACTTGAGGATGAGGTTAAGGTAATGAACCTCCTCCAAGAGTACGGAGTGGTAAGCGACAATTCTGTCTGGGCCAAGGATGTGGGCAATGACGGCAAGGCTATGCGATGGATGGCAATAAACTTTGAACATTTCAAAGCCCACGCTGTCTAATATCGCAATGGAAATAAAACTAACAAGTCACGAGGTTGGCTCCGCCGTTCGTGTTGGTGGGTTAAGAAATTGGCAAGCAATACGGGCGGGGCTGCATGATGCCCATGGATTCAATGGTGATGGTTGGGGCATTAACATTGAAGGAGCTATGGGGGAAATGGCAGCGGCAAAAGCTTTGGATGTTTATTGGGACGGATCAGTTAATACGTTTAAGGCTAATGACTTAAATGGAATTCAGGTTAGAACAAGAAGCGAGCATCACTATGATTTGATTGTTAGGCCAGAAGATGACAATGACGCAATATGGATTCTTGTTACTGGCAAGAATGGAATTTATAACGTTAGAGGATGGCTTCTGGGCCGCGATGCCAAGCAAAAAGAATGGCTTCAAGTCTATGGGAAGCGTCCACCAGCATACTTTATTCCTCAAAATAAACTAAAATCTTTAGAAAGATTGAAATATGAACACATGCTTTGAGATCGGGCAACGCGCCGAACAGCAATTTGCAAAGCACATTAGTGGGCCTATCTTTGCTACCAAGGAGCAGGACATCCATGAGCATTGGGACGTTAAGTCGGTAGCTGGCACTAAATACGATGTTAAGGCGATGAAGAAGTGGAATCGGGCCGACCCCGAACCCACAGATCGGATGCACTACATTGAGCTACGCAATGTCAACGGAGATCTGGGCTGGCTTTACGGAGAAGCAGACTACATCGTCTTTGAAACCCGCGCCCACTGGATAGTGGTTAAACGCCGCACCCTCATGCCTTTTATTGAAGGATTGACAGAAAATAGTGAACAAAGCTTGAAACCCGCTGTCTATAGACTTTACCAACGCAATGGTAGAAAAGATCTGATGACCGTAGTGCCTACAGTAGACCTACTGGCCATTAGTGAAGAGATAATAAAAAAATAAAATAACTATGAATAACCAACAAAAAGATAATTCGGGAGCATTGTTCCCGAACAAAAGCGATAACCCCAAAGCCCCTACCCACAAGGGTAAGGTGATGGTCAATGGAGTCCTCCTCGACGTTGCGGGCTGGAAACAGAAGTCCCAAAAGGGAGTAGACTACGTCAGCCTTAAGTTCTCTCCTCCTTACAAGAAGGAAGAAGAAGTGGACGAGGCATTCTAAATTTGTCGTTTGGTTTGCGCCGACAACGGGGTGGGAGGTAATTCGACCTATCTCCCGCCCCAACTCTTACTTTTATGAAAACAGAAACAGTAGATCACAACAGAATAAACGATAAATATTTATTCCCTATAGAGCAATATGAAGAAGAGACTGATCTTGTGGAAGGCCAATCCAAAAGTTGCGATACGGGCACCCAAGCCGAAATACTCTTTATGGCAGCGGCCTCTCAGCAGGGTTGGTGCGTTTATGCCCCGCTAGGACACTCAACTCAAGCAGATGTTATTTTGCTTAAATCAGGAATAACGCCCATAACCGTTCAGGTTAAAAAAGGAGTCTACCAAAAAGATGGCGGGTTTTGGAAAACAGTAATGGGTTCATGTAAGCCGACCTGTGCAGCCAATCCTAATGACTATGGAAAACGCTATCGCAAATATCAAAAAGGAGAATTTGACATCCTTGCTTTGTGGATTATGGAGCGCAATGGATTTGCCCTTTATTCGCTGAGTGAACTTGTTGAGGTGGGATATTGCACAGTTAGTTGGCGTGATGGCGGTCGGCTGAACAATTGGTGCATATTGGAGTAATTAACGCTAAACCCAGAAACATGAATAATACAATTGCACAGCTTAACGACGATCTGGCCCACGCCGAAGCTACGTTAAGATCTCTGTTGGAATCCACCAGAGATTGGCTGGATAGCGACATCAAGGAGTCTGGGGAAGACTTCGTTAAGGGGATGCAACGCCGAATCATAGATCGCCACCCCCAACTAGGCTGGGTTATTGACCCACTGGAGTTTTAGATGGCTGGTAAAGGAGACAAAC